AATACGACTGAGCTTTGGGCGTTCTGCGACAACGGTAGCCTCTACAACGTCTCCGTCCAGGGCTCAGCCCCCGCGCCGACGCTGACCGGCAAAACCAACGGCGTCTGGGAATACGTCAACATCTCCAACTCGGGTGGCAACTTCCTCGTGGCGGTCAATGGCGCCGACGACATGCTGCTCTACGACGGCTCGGCCTGGACCTCGATCAACGCGGGCTCCGCCCCCATCGCGATCACTGGCGTCGCGACGAACACGCTCTGCAACGTCATCCTCTTCAAGCACCGCCTGTGGTTCATCCAGCAGTACACCCTGAAGCTCTGGTATCTGCCGACGAACGCCCTTGGGGGCGCGGCTGCTGAGTTCGACCTGGGCGGGGTGGCGATGGAGGGCGGCCATCTGGTCGACCTCGACACCTGGACCATCGACGCGGGCTATGGGGTGGATGACAACCTGGTCTTCGTCTCCAGCCTGGGCGAGGTGATTGTCTATGCGGGGACCGATCCGGCCAGCATCGACACCTTTTCCCTGATCGGCGTCTGGAAACTCGGCTCGCCCATTGGCACGCGCTGCATGTTGAAGTGGGGCGGAGACCTCCTGATCCTCACCTTCGACGGCCTGCTCCCCATGGCGGCCTCGCTGCAATCGTCCAGGCTCGATCCCAGGGTTGCGCTTTCCGACAAGATTCAGGGCGCCATCACGCTCGCCACCACGGCCTATGCGGGAAGCCACTTCGCCTTCGGCTGGCAGGTGATCTACTCGGCCAAGTGGAATGTGGTGATGATCAATGTCCCGGTGGGCGTGGACATGCAGCAGCAATACGCCATGAACACGATCACCAAGTCCTGGGCGCAGTTCACCGGCTGGGGCGCCAACTGCTGGTCGATCTTCAACGATGACCCGTTCTTTGGCGGCAACGGCTTTGTGGGACGGGCGTGGGACGAGTCCATGTCCGACAACGGGGCCTCGATCCCGACCTACGGCTTGCAGGCCTTCAACTACTTCCAGGAGCGGGGGGTGAAGAAACGCTTCATCCGCGCGCGTCCCTCGATCTTCACCGATGGCTCGCCCAGCGTCGCTATCGGCATGGCGACCGACTTCCAACTGGCCGACACGACAGCGCCGCTGACCTTCCTGCAAACCGTCGCCGGCAAGTGGGACGTGGCGATGTGGGACGTCGATGTGTGGGGGTCGGGCGTGGTCATCACCAATACATGGCAGGGCGTAACCGGTATTGGCTACTGCGGCGCAGTGCAGCTCAAGACCGGAAGCCAGGGAACCAAAATACAATGGGCCTCGACGGATGTGAACTTCGAACTGGGCGGACCTGGAATGTAGAAAGCGGCCCGCGCATCGGTCACTGGACTGCTGATCGGCTGGATGCGGGCTACTTCGAGGAACGGTCTAACGCCATAGGACTCGTCCGCGATGGGGAGATTATCGCGGGAACGATATTCGAGAACTTCAACCGGCGCTCGATCATGGCGCACATGGTTGCAGAAGGACGGCTGACGAGAACCTACATTTGGTCGATATTTGACTACGCCTATAGGATTTGCGGGGTTGATGTAGTAATCTGCCCCATAGTCGAGACGAATACGCGAAGTGCAGCCTTTGCGACAAACCTAGGCTTCACCGAGGAGGCAAGGCTACGAGACTGCTCCCTACAAGGAGACATCGTGCTTTTCACGCTACGCAAAGCGGATTGCAGGTTTCTAGGGAGAGTTTCAAATCGGCAAGTCTGCCCCAGCACCGCCCCCGGCGCCTGACTATACCGGCGCAGCTCAGGCCCAAGGCGCCGCAAATCTGACGGCTGCCCAGCAGGGCGCGGTCATCTCGAACCCGAATATTATCTCGCCCTACGGCAACCAGACCGTCACCTGGGGCGCGCCGGACCCGAACAATCCCGGCGGAGCCCAGCAGGCGACCGTCACCCAGACGCTGACGCCTGAGGCCCAGGCCGCCCTGACAGCGCAGCAGCAGGTTCAGGCGCAGGAAGCCGGGCTCGCCAGCCAGGGGATCAACAAGGCCTCCGACGTTCTGAACCAGGGCTTCCAGTTCCAGGGACCCGGCATCCAGACATCGCTGCCAGGTGCGGGCGGCGTGAACTATGGCCCCAGCCCCGGCCAGTACGGCTATGCCTCGGGGCGGGTGGACATGAGCGGTGTCGCGCCCATGCCGGTCAATGCCGGAATGACGGCGCAGAACGCCATCATGTCGCGCCTGCAGCCGCAAATCCAGCAGAGCGATGCAGCCCTGCAACAGCGGCTGGCGAACCAGGGCATCACGCAGGGGTCCGAAGCCTACAACAACGCCATGCGGACGCAGCAGCAGGGCGAGAACGACCTGCTGAACCAAGCGGCGCTGAGCGGCGTCAACGTGGACATGTCCGCCAACCAGCAGGGCTATACCCAGGCCGCCAACAACACCCAACTGCAGAACCAGGCCATTGCCCAGAACTTCGGCCAGGGAGCGACCTCGGCTGGCCTCTACAACGCCGCCCAGAACCAGTTATTCGGCCAGAACCTGCAAGCCGGCCAGTTCGCCAACACCGCCCAGCAGCAGTCGATGGCGCAGCAGCTTGGGCTCTACAACCAGCCCCTGAACCAGATCACGGCGCTCATGTCGGGCTCGCAAATCCAGAACCCGACGTTCCAGGCCTACACCGGACAGAACGTCCAGGCGGCTCCGGTCTTCCAGGGCGCGCAGGCTCAGGGCAACTATGCGCATGGCCTCTATGGCCAGCAGATGGCTGGCTACAACGCACAGATGGGCGCTATCGGCGCGCTCGCGGGTGCGGCAGGCACGGCTGCTGGCGGCATCTGGTCCGACCGTCTGCTCAAGCGGAATATCCGCAAGATCGGTGTCCATCCCATTGGGGTGAAGGCCTACGAGTACGACATCTTCGACCGCCACGAGCGCGGCGTGATGGCGCAAGACCTGATCGAGGTCATGCCGGAGGCCGTGATGCTGCATCCGAGTGGCTTCATGATGGTGAATTATGACGCCATCGGGGGCCGTCCGTAATGGCCCAGATCAGCCTGACCGATTTCACGTCCCAGCAAGCCGACATCGCGCGGCGCCAGAAGCTTGCCGAGATGCTGAGCGAGCAGGGCCAGCAGGAAATCCCGATCCAATCCTACAACGGAACGCAGGCCGCGATCCCCTGGACAGCCGTTCTCGCCAAGGCCCTGAACTCCGCCGCCGGCGCCTACATCGGCAAGCGCAATTCCGACGAACAGGACGCCCTGCAGCAGAAGATACGGGATGCCCAGAACGCGTCCATCGAGAGCTTCAGCAACGCAGGCGGCCTGCCCCCCGACACCACCTACATGAGCGGACCGCAAGGCATGGCTCCTCCTGCCGCGCCAGCGCCGCAGACGGGACCCCAAGGCGCACCCATCGCCAACGACGATTACGCTGGCGCCGCTGCGGCTGGCCCTCCGAGCCCGCAGAACGTTGCTGCAGCGCTCTCGGCTGACCCGACCGCTGCACCAGCTCCTCCGCCGCAAGCCATGGCCGCAGCGCTGGCGCCGCCGATGGCGACCAACGACGACTACGCCGCCGCCGCGCAACAGCAGGCGCAGGGCGCTCCGCCGCCTGCGCCCATGCCCGCGCCCGCACCGCCTCCACAAGCCGCTGCGCCGCCGCCTCCTGCTGCGCCGCCCCCGCCAGTTCCCGGCTCCATCGAGGACCGGGCCGCGCGGGCGCAGGCTCAGCTGCAAGTCGCCCTGAAGATGCAGCAGCAGTTCGGCCCGACCTTTGCCGCCCCCTACCTCAAGGCCGCGCAGGAGCAATCCGCCAAGATACAGGACCTTCAGGACAAGGCCGCGCAAGTCGCGCAGGAACACGCCGCTGACATTGGCTCGGCCACCAAGCTTGTCACCGCTCTGCCGGGCCTCGACAACAACACCCGCGCGCTCCTGGCCCCCATCGCGGCAGCGGGCGGCATGAAGGCGCTGACGCCCGCTCTCACGAAGCTGGTCGATAACAAGCTTGGCCCGCACGAGTCCTACA